CGCCTTGAGGTGCTCCGCGTTGGCTTTGGCCTTGGAAGTGATCCAGGCATACACGGAGGTGAGTAGCGAAATCGCGAGGGCCACCACACCGAGCCAGTCCTTCAATCCGTCTGGCATCGGGCCTCACTTCAGGATCTTGAGGGCACCGACAATGGTGCCGGTGTAAAACAGCCAGCGGATCATCTGTCCGCCCCATTCTTCCAGAACCGGGACAGTGGCCACCTTCCAGCCAAACAGAAACACGCTGTCCAGGATTACGGCGGCCCACCAGAAGCCGAGCGGCAGAACGAACAGGCCGGCGAACACCCAATAAAGCAGGTATTCGAATTTGGATTTTTGGAGGTTAGCCATGATCCGCGTTTCGGAGACCGCCGCCTTGACCGCCTCAACGGTGATCTGAGATTTGATCCGCTCCCGCTCGGAACCAAGCGCGGCTTTCTGCTCCATGTAGCGAAGCGCCTTGTCGACCAGGCCGGAACTGGCGAATTTGAGAACCCAGGCAAGGAGAAAGCTCATCCGACGTGCCTCCATTCCTTGGCATCGTAGAGCCGGCGCAATTTGATCTTGCGGGCAACGAGATAGACGGCGACACCGATGGCAATGAGGGCGAGCCACTTGTTGCTGGCGATCAGTTGCAGCACTGGCTGCGCTATCTCAGCCACTTGCTGGATCGTGTCGGAAACCCCTTTCAGGGTGTCGAGGCCTGCAACGCCGGGAACCGTCTCCAACGTTTCGGCGCCGGCGCCGGTCGCAAGCACTCCAAGACCGATCCGGGTTAGCCAGTCGGCCTGTTTGATGGTTTCCGATCCGGATTTGCGAAGATCTTTGACAGTCAGGTTTTCTCGGGTGCCGCCCGGCTGGTTTTTGACCGGGATAGCCCGGTCCAACATGTCGCTCGTCTTGGACCCGACGACACCGTCCGGCTTCAAGCCGTTGTCCGCTTGAAACGAAACGACCTGTCGGCGGGTGGCCGGGCCAAAATCTCCGTCCGGTTTGACGTGGTAGCCAAGGGAAACAAGCCGCTCCTGGAGAGCCTTCACCCGGTAGCCTTCGGACCCGAGGCGGAGAAGCCCGGAGTCGCTGCCTACCGATCCGGATTTATTGGCAATCCGTTCATAGGCGGCTTTCATCAGGCCGGCATAACGCGCAACCTGACCAGAGCCATTGTAGCGCCGGGCGATCGCGCGCCAGTCTCTGTCGCGGATCGCCTGCAGCAGTCCAACGCGTTCTAGGTAGGTAAGGAAGGCTTCAATCTGTTTGGCTTCGGTTTCCGCCAGCGCCAGGACAAACTCCTGCACGGTCGCATAACCGCAAAGCTGCGCGTTGAAGCCCATGATTTGCGGGCCGGCATAGGACGAAGACCGCAGGCCGGCCGTTTCCTCCAGCTCGGCCATCGCTTCCAACCGGTCCCAACGGGCATCAGAACCAGAGCCGCCCAGGCCTTTGTAGTTGGCCTTGCCCCACTTCGGCACCGCGAGGCCAAGGCGTTTTGCCTTGTTGCGCAGGTTCTTTGGAAGCTCACGCCAGAAGACGTGCTTTTCGGGAAGAATGATTAGGCGGCCTTTATCATCGAAGGCGCGGCCGTTGCTCTCAACTTCGAGGATCGCCTGCAGCACGGCAACTTCGCACTGCATGCGCGCGGCGGCCAGCCTGAGGACGTTGTCGTCGCTCGGCTTTCCTCCACCTTGCCGGAGTTTGAAAATGATATCGGACATCGGGCCTCATCCTGGCGTCTAGGGAGGCCTTCAACATCGGGTTTTCAGCGGGAATAGCGGGGCTGACAGGTGTCAGCCAGAATGTGAGGGGGGGAGGAGACGACAGATTGCTGCGGCTTTAATCGGTTGTCAAATCTGGTTTAAGAACCTGCGGAGAATTTGAAATAAGCAGAAATTGCATCGACAATGACCTTCACCCACCCTCGAGCCTCAGACGAGGCTTTTGTCCAGTCGGTTTTTTCCAGCTGTTCCTTAACACCTTGTGCCAACTCGGCCGGAACTTCATTTGGAACGCCAGTCGGATATTTGTTCTCGTCGAAGAAGCAAAGGGACGCATCAATATAAGAGCGGGTGGTAATAAGCTCTGACGTAAGAATGTCTGGGTCGTTGATCCCCCGCAAATAGTCCGACATTGATCGAAGCGCCCTTTTTACCTCCTCGAGATGCTCACCAAAATTCACTGCTTGATGGATGGTGCGGGAATGAGGGCACTTCATAAAATAGTATGATTCGAACTCTTCAGTTCTTGGGTCTTCAAGGCCTTCTTCTCTAATTTCGAGACCAATGTGTTTGCGAGTTATTGCTTCAAGACCATCAAAATCGCTCAAAACTTGGATTTCATCTTTGAATTGGAGCAAGCTCCAGATTTCACCGAAACTTTCAGGTGTAGCATTCGAAAGCCGATCGAAATCCGATTTCTTAAACTCCTCAGATCTAACGGTGTAGCCAACACCTTTTGGGCTCCGTCCGCCGTTTGGCGACAAAACACCGATGATATACTTCATAAGATTTGCAAGCTCGAGTAGTTGAAAAATTGGGGCCGATTCCGACCAAAATCTAACCTAAAACAACTCCCCCTGCCTGTCATCTTCATCCCGCAACCGTGCCCGCATGCGAAAGGCAGTACGTTCCGACAACCCGGTTTTGCGCGCTGCTTCCCGTGCACTGGTTCCCGCTTCCAACTCTTTCGCCAACCGTATGCGCGCTTTAGCGAGATAGCCAGTGGGGCCGCGCGGGATGACAACATGTCGGGCTCCGGCTTCCCGACCTTCCGGGGAGAGAATGCGCATATGATCGCAAATCTTGTCCGCAGCGTCACGACCTATCAACTTCACAAGCCAGTGGTCGTCAGCGGCTCGGGAGGGAATAGTGACCCGTGTCCCGCCGACCCGCTCGGCAATCGCGAGTGCGGCCGCGAGACCAGCCACCTCCGCGATCTCGCCAAGCAAGCCGGGCAGGTCGTCGCTCATTTCTTCACCACCCGATAGAGCTTGCCGAGCCGGTTCATGGTCTGGATCCAGTCGTTTTTAGACAGCGATGCCGGATCGCTTTTTGCGCAGCAGGCATACATGTAGGCTGTCAAATTGCTCGCCGGTGTCCGATCAAGTCTCACTAGCTCTGCCCACAGGTGAAGGCAGATCTGAAACCGGAAATCATTGAGAAGCGGCGACTGGTTTTGATCCTGGGTGAACAGCTCGTAATTCTGCGTCGCACGGCGGATCCAGAGCTTCAGGGCGTCAATCGCTTTATTCGCAGCTCTGCCGTCCTGAAGGAACCCATGATGATCCAGGCCTGTCTGCCGCTTCAAAAAGGCAATCATGGCTTCATCGCTCTTGTTTGCGATGACGCCGAGATTATAACCGGCGATCCAGAGTGCCTGCAGTTTGGTGGCATACTTGCCGGTTGCCCTCTTTCCCTGGGCCGCATTGGGATCTTGTTCGGGAAGGAGTTTCTGCAGAGCGGAGATGACCTGCAGTTGCTCGGCCTGGGCCATGCCCTTGCAGGATCGTTTTCCGGTCTCCCTCTCGAGCAGATCCCGGTAGGTATCATCGTCCAGGTTGGCATTTTTCTTGAGGACATGGATCTTGGCGTAGACGTTCATCTGTCTAATCATCCTTATAAGGGAGACGGGCCTGAAAATGCGGCCCTGCCCTGCTGACATCGCCGAGAGGATCTGGACAGTGTGCGGGTTTCACACTGTCCATGAGTTCTCGTTTCAAGAGCTCGGTGGTCGCATGCTGCAGCTCTCTCGTAAGTTCCGGCCGCCAATGCAGGCGGTACCGAGCTTGGTCGGCCTTGCGCAAAAGAAGATCACGCCGATCGCGCAAGGCCTTGGTTTCACGCAACTCAGAGCCTTCCGGGTTGGTGAGGTGAGCCATGTCATGCGGCCTTCGCCAGATCGATCGTGACGGCTTCCCAGTCAGCGTCCGGATGGTCGCGGCGGTAGAAGCGCAGGTAGCTCTTGGAGCCGGTGACGCGCATGGCGTCCTTCAAGGCGACAATGGCGCGCTGCCAGCGCGCATCCTCGATCTCCAGCCGCATGAGCATGAAGATTTCGGACTTGTTGATCTGACCTTCCTTGTCAGTGTTGAAAGCGCGGGTGACGATTGCGCGGATCTCCGGCCGGCTGTCCGCCGACCATTCCCTCAGGCATTCATCGATCAGGCTTTTGGCAACCTGGATCTCCGGGCCGAAGTCGATGAAATCGGCGACCTGGATGCACACCTTCTGACAGCCGTCGATAGTCTGGAAAGTGGTGTTGCCCTTCTTGCCGCCCTTGGTGGAGTTGTATTCCTGAGCGAGCAGAGCGGTCAGGCTCAACAGGTCTGCGAAGGTGTGATTGCGAAACCGGGCGATCTGGCCGGACAGCTCTTCAGCAAAGCCGATAACCTTGCGCACCGTCTCATCTTCCAGCTTGTGCTGCGGCTTGACGTTTTCCAAGGGGACAAGATTGCTCTTGGCGTCCCGCATGTATTTCTGGCCGTTGATGATCTCGACACCGGCTTCCGGTGCACTGGTAACGACGGTTTCAGTTGCTGCATGTTCCATCTTCAAAGTCCTTTTAAAGTCCCGCTAAACGCCGGGAGATACTCAAGCTGCTCCGCCCTCGTCCGACCCGTCCGCCGGAGCGCGGATCGGGATGGAGTGGACGGGCACGGGCCGTTTCGCCTTGGGAAACAGCTCGATCTTTGGGTCGGAGATATCGATCAGGACGGCTGGTTGCCGGACTGCATTGGCTTCCAGCTGCTTTGCCTTGGAAACGCAGTCCCCCAGGATCAGGTTGACAATTAGATCGGTTCGAAGCGCGGAAAGGGTCAGCCTGCCATCGGCGTCTATGCGGATCGACATTTCCCGGCGCAGCATTTCGAGATCTTGGCTAAGCATGGCTGCCTCCCTTCAATCGAGAGTGAGGACAGCGGTTCCTGCAGGCGCGATAGAGCTTCGACCTGGTTGAGTTGGTCACCGCCTTGGGCTTCGCCTGCCAGCCAAGGCACACATCGCGGCCGATCTCACCCAGGACCGGGCAATGGACCGTTGCGCCCATCAGAGCCCCGCGCACCTTGTCCTCAACCTTCGAAAGGTCGCCCCGGTACTTGTTGCCAATGGTCTGACTGATAACCGCCGGGGAATAGCCAAGCCGCGAAGCACACACATTGAGGCCCTGGCGCTCGGCCATGTCCGCCAGTTCCGCAACCCAGTCGGGCACGCCGCCGTCCCAGGCCCTGGTCGCTTTCTGCTGCATCGAAAGCCCGGTCATGCCGCCACCTCGACAGCCACAGGCTTGCCCATGATTTCCTTGCGATTGGCATCATAGACCATCTTGGACGCAAGGATCTTCGGAGCTTTCGGACCGGTATCCATGGAAGGTTTCAACCGCCAGATCGCAGGCGCTTTTGGGGATTGCTTGCGGAGCGTCTGCAGATAGCCGGCCTTCTCCAAATGCGAGACATAGTCCCGCACCGTCTCGCGCTTCATGACGATCTCATCAGTGGATGCGGCAATCGTCAGTTCGTTCACGTCAAACGTCTTGAGCGATCTGATCGCGACCCAGATCTGATCCTGGACACGCCCCTGTCGGCCGGGCGATCCGTCCGGATTGAGACAGGGTGTCGGCGCCGGCCGCTTCACCAGCCGATAGACGCCTGTGCGAAATTTGCCCGGCTCATCCCCGGAGACACGTTCCGCGATCCCGGCCAAGATCAGCCGGCGCAGAAACTCTTTCACCCGGCCTATGCCTTCGTCGTCACAGCGCTGGTGGATTTGCTGGAGTGTGAAGCACCCCTTGTTCTTGCCCAGGTCCCGGATGACGCTCCAGTAGTGGTCATTGCCGCGATAGATCGGCTCACCGGCGGTCACTCTCAATTCAAGCTGGATCGGCATCATGCAACCCTCCGCGCGATGCGGCGGGGGGGCTCGCCGGTATAGAACCAGCCGCTCTCAAACGAGCCGGCATCGAAGGATGCTTCCCGGCTGTTGCGGGCGTGTTCCAGCATCTTGTTGAGATTGACGACGATGCGACGTGCCCGGCCCTGCGCCTTGTCGACCAGGACATCGAGCAGATCGTCATCGATATCGAGGTGCGGGCAGAACAGGTTCGCCAACGCCCTGGCATCATCGATATCGCAGGGCTCCGCAGGCACCCACTCAAGCACCCGGTTGTGCACCCGCTCCACCTTCATCAGTTTTGCGGGAAGCTGCTCTTCACCGATCAGCAGTACCGGGACCTGACTGTGCTCCTGGATCTCGCGAACCAGCTCCAGCATGCCTTTGTCGGCCAGCTTGTCCGCCTCATCGATGATCAGCGGCCGCTCATAGTCATCGCCCAGAGCCATGATCGCTTCTGAGGTCAGGTCCGCGATCGAGGATTTCTGCCGCTTCACATCCGCCTCGGCCAGAAGGTTTTCCAGGAACTTCTTGCGCGTCCAGCTGTCCCCGACCTCAAGGCGCAAGGCCCGTTTTTTGTTGGTGGCGTAGATGGAGGCATAGGTCTTGCCGTAGCCGGAATATCCATGAAACACGCCAATGCCCGGCAGATGGGGACCGCGATTGATCAGGGTTTCCATCAGGACCAGAAACCGGGAAACGTTCTTCAGGGCCGCAAGGCCACCGGGATTGACAGAATTGTCGCCATTTGTCATTCTTCACTCCGTTATCAAGTTGTGCATATCTGGCTCTGAGGGCTGCCACCTTCAGGGCCGTTTTCTTGCCCATTAAGACGCGGGCGGTACGCGGTGTTTGAGCTGTTGGGTGTCTTCCCACATGAGCCGCATGGCCTTGTAGACAGGCCCATTCTTGAAGTTCGCGAGCCAGATGGCGTCGTCTTCTGATATCCCTGCCCCCTCCTCCAGACGCTGCTCCAGCTGCAGGGCACGTCGGTAAAGCGTCTCGTGACTTTCGGGATTGCCGAGCCTGTGAACCCGTGCTGCCGGTTTGGCGGCAGGAACCGTCCCGTCCGCCTTCAGCTCTGCCATCATCGCGGCTTCGCGGTCGGACAGTTCACGCGGGGCACGCCGCTTCTTGGCGTCGGCAGCAGCAAGGGTCTTTGCGGTTTTGTGTTCGTCGCGCTGTTGGGGGAAAGCGACCACGCTGGCATTGTGCTGGTAGGCGGCGCGCTGTGCTTCCATGACGGTGCGCGGTGTGATCTTGCGCTTCTCCCGGCGAAGGTCCGCAAGTTTCTCTTGCTCGTGAGCCTTCTGCATCGCCTTTGCCTGGGCAGCGATGACAACGGGGTCGGCACCTGCGAGATCCGGACAGATTGCTTCGCCCAGATAGGTTTCCCCGTCCGGCTCAAACAGCCACAAACGGCCGAGGTCAGAAGGATCGTGACGGCAAAGCACATCCGTACCGGGCATCACACCGAACGGCATGTAGTGTTCGCCGTTCACCTGAATGCCTTGTTTCGTGACGCGGCGCAGGCCTCCGTTGCTGGCGATCGGCGCGAGCAGAACGTCCAGGGCAGCGGTATCCGACACCGCGCGCACCTCGCCTTTCCAGGCGTTGGCCACTTCAAATGGCGTTTTTCGCTTCAAGCTTTCATGTGGCGAGTGCGCGTACTGCTCGCGAGACCAGCGGTCGGTCTCGACCTGCAGATCCTTGGCACTGAGTTCCACCTGGAACATCTTGGCGTCGTCCGTGCCGAGGCGATCTGCAAAGCTCTTGCGTGCTTCGATCACTTTGCGGTCGGCGACAGAGTGTCCGACAAAGCCCGGCAACGGAGCGCAGCAATCACGCTGGAATGTGCCGATCACACGTTCCACCGAGCCCTTTTGCTGCGGGCTGTAGGGCGTCGAAAAATCCTGCTCGATACCTAGCGCGTCCAGCAGTCGAACTGTCGCCTTGGCTGCAAAGTCCGAGCCGTTGTCAGTCTTGATTAGCTCCGGCACGCCCCATTCCAAAAGGCACTTGCGGATCAACAGACCAACCGCCGCCGCCCGAGCCGTATCCGTAATCAGAAGGACAACGCGCTTCGAATAAAGGTCGATCGCCATATAGAGGTTCTTGCGGCCGTCCGTGGTCATAACGTCCACCGGCGAGGCATCGATCTCCCATTTCTGGTTTAACCGCTCCACCCGGTTGGCTCCGGTCGCGGCAAACTGAACATGGCTGCGATAGGCGTCCGGATTTGTGAGCTTGAGCAGCTCGTTCCGGTATTCGCTTTTCCAGCTTTTAAGAGCGTTTTGAAACGTCCTCAAAGGCGGCATCGGCACACAGGCATCGCCCACCTGGACGGTCGATCCGAACTCGGCGATCGCCGTGTTGCGGATGTGCTTGGCGGAAAGAAACTGATTGGAGGCATAAACAGCAAGGCAGTAGTTGCGCAGCCGTCCGCCCTCGGCCCGGTCCAGCACGCCAGTGCCTTTCCGGGCTTTCGACGGATCGGCGGCCAGCTTGTTGATGTTAGTACGAACCGCGCCGCGCCAGCGGTCCAGGGTACGCAGGGATAACCGCTTGACGGCTGCCCTCACCCAATCCGGCACCGGCACTTGCCCGGCCTCGTAAAGGCTGACGAACAGGTGATCGGAAGCCTTGGCCCCCATGCCGCAGGTCTTGCGGAACCGGTTTGCAACCTTGAGCACGATCAGCCGAGCATCGCGAGCCGTGCGCTCGGTGGTGGACAGGGTGGTATCCGTCTCGGTGACAAGGTCTGCCCGCTCCACGTGAACGAACGACCCGGCATAGGCCAGCCGCTGCGGCAGCGGCAACAGCTCGATATGGTACTCAAAACCGCCACCGCCTTCCCGGCCATCACGCTTCCGGGCGAGGTCGCTGTCAGACCAGCCTTCGCGGTCGGCCAGCTTCTGGATGCCTCGTTTGCTGCCAGGAAAGCCGTCCAGCTTCAGGTCGGCAATCTCCTGGGCGGTGAGCCAGAGTTTCATTTGCTCCTCCGGATTTCGGCCTGCAGTGTCTTCTTCCGGGTCTCGATCATCCGGGCGTGATCCTCGATCAGGGCAAGCTCGATGACGTTCTCGTAGCGCTTGGGGATCACGGCCATGTCGAAGCCTTCAGCCAGAAAGCCGAGCAGCTCGGTTTTGCCGGTGACATGGATCAGCGCAATGAAGCGCTCCACCGTAATGTTGTTCTGGGTCTTGGCTTCGGAGGCATAGGCTTCGAGCGTGTCTTTCGAGACCTTGTAGCCAAGCCGTTCGCTCATCTGGGCAGCGACGGTCGGGCGGTCTTTTCCGCAGTCCTTCAGCGCCCTGGCGATGGCTCGGCTGATCCGGGACGCCAGCCGGGTGCCGGGGAAGGCATCGGGCTCGAAGCCGACAGAGACGCGCGGCGGCGTCCAGCCGGTGAACATGTCGATGGTGAAGTCGTCGCGGTGTTTACGCATCGAGCCAGCCCTCTTTTTTGACAAGCTCGATGATCTCCACCCTATGCTGGCGGAAAACGCCCAGGCGCGATGCTTTCGGCAGATTGGGAAGATAGTCGCAGACAGTCCGGAACCGCTTTTCGCTGTCACTTTCCGGAGCCTTTCCGGAAATCTTCAGAACAGCATCGGCTATGGAAGAGACCGCAGGCCGGTCGCCCAGGATTAGCTCAAGCACCTGGGCCTGCGTATCAGCGTCCAGACCGGCCAGCGCTTTCAGGTCGCTTTGTTTCTGAGCATAGGCAGTGCCCTTCAGGCGCTCGCGGGTCTCAGGTGACAACCCGTCAAAGATCTGGACAGCTAGCTCGACCGATCGGCGTGAGAGACCGGTGCTATCTTTCGCAGAAGAACAGAACGCAAAAATTGCGTTCTGATTTTCGCGTTTGTTTTTCGCGGCTTGGCTTTTACGGTCTCCGCCGTTCTTGGTGTCCGGATGCAGCGCCTCGTAAATGCGCTTCATTTCGGCCAGCGCCTCGCACCGTTCCAGGGCGTTGAAGTCTTTGCGGCCGAGGTTCTCAAGGATCTCATGCAGGCGCAGTTCGTCTGCTGCCTGTTCGCCCTGCGGGTCCAGTACGCGGACGTCAATGTCTTTCCACTTGGCGATGCCGGCCGCTGTCAGCCGATGTGCACCGGCAACCAGCGTGAACCTCCTGCCGTTGGCGACAACGTCAATCGGCGTTTTCTGGCCGGTCTCCTGAAACATGCCGGCCAAGCATTCTGCCCAGTCCTGGTCCACGTCCCGAAGGCGACCTTCGGGAATGTCGATCAGGGAAACCTTGATGGACTGATACGCGCTCAATTTGCACCTCAATGACTTCGGGGAAAAAGACCGGGCGGCTCGTCTCAAGAATTCGAATGCCGCCCGGCAAGGTAGTGACGTGGCCTGAATTACGGCAGCGCCGCGTCTCACCACTGACGCAGGTGACGCGCTCCATCTGCCCTAGGTCCGCCTGAACAGGAGGGCAGTCAGAAGCCTTGACAAGAGAGGAATGCGGGGCCGTTTCCGGTAGCCGAAAACCGTGTATTGCCGCCGGTTGGCTTCCGCCGCGGCGATCACGTCAGCGTCGAGGAAGGCGTCCCGCTCGGCCTCACGAGCGACGATCGGATAGAGCAGGCAATGGGCGATCAGGAGCAGCGTCAGCATCAAAGCGACAGCGCCGCCCAGACCGACGAGGTAGGGAACGATGCTCATCACTCCCCCTCCCGTCTGCGCGGACAGCATCGCCTGATCGTGTGCGCCCATCAGGCGGCCTTCCTGTCCGGCCGGGCCAGAGCTTTCTGGCTAGCGGCAGGGCGCTCGTTTGCGCTAGAAAGGATTCGAGCGGAACGGATCGGGTAACGGTCGGGCCAAAGGGCATCCGGTTTCTCTTCGAGGAAATCGGCGATTGCTTTTTCGGCCTTTCGGTTGGTTCGCGTCCAGACTTGGCTAAAGGTCTTGATCGTGATCCCAGCCCTGTTAGCCAGCTCGCCGAACGTCATCCCCTGACGGTGAATTTCGGCGGTGATGGAAAACCGGTCCCATCCCTGTGGCGGAGCATGTTCTGGCTTTGCCATGTGGGCCTCTCTGGTGGGGAAAACGGCTTGTTGCAGCAGGCCGTTTTCTTTGGACTTTTGGTGTGACAACTCGGCGTGGTTATTCGCGCCGACAAAAAGAAGGTAGTCCAAAAAATTGAACTCGGTCAATTCAAAAAATTGGCCTGTTCAATTTTTTTGCACAGGCGCATGAATCAAATCGGGCAACGAATTCGGTTGGCGGCTGACAAGATCGGAGGGCTTGATGCGCTCGCAAAAGCGACGGGCGTAAAACGAACTACGATGTTCAACTACGCTTCCGGAACAACAGAACCGAAGGTTTCAACTCTGGTCGAAATTGCAAAAGCGACTGGAACGTCAATCGAATGGCTTGCAGTCGGTAATGGCGACGTGCTGCGCGAAACGGAAGTCCGCGTCAAGGAAGCGTCCATCGCTGATATCCGCAGCTTCCTCTGGAATATTTGTGAAACCTATTACGAGAAGCTGCCAAGGCGCACCAAGCCGGCCGCCTTTGCAGATCAGTGTCTGGCGATGTTTGACTACCTGCTTACGCGGGAAGACGTGAAGACTGAAGCTGCCGCGGAGGTGATTGAATTTGGCGCTGAGCAGCTGAAGCGCGCATCCGGTCGAGACGAGCAATAAGTGCATCATAGTCGGTGACCTGGTAACCGATTTCGGGCAGTGCGACACCGGCAATAATGCGGTCTCTGAATACCTTCGGCTCGCACCCCAGTGCAGGATAAATGCGGCGATAGGGGTTAGACCTGAAGGCCCACACACATGCAGGCCAAAGTGCTTCTGATCGCAGAAACTCTGCAAGCACTCGCATTGCTAATGGCCCTGATGTACCGCCTCGATAATTCGGCTGTATGTAGCAAGCATGGAACTCCCCATAAGCGTCTATCTCCGGATCGGTGTTCGGCTTAGCCACAGCGAAACCGACCACTTCCTTGCCGTCTTCGAGAACATATACCGCCTGCCCTGGCGGGCGCGTTTCAAACCAGTGTTGCCACTGCCTCGACCGGTATTCGAATCCACGTTGCGATTGGACCTCGTCGGGCATGAAGGTGTAAACTTCCCTCCAGCATTCAACGTGAATAGCGGCAATTTTCGCAACGTCAGATATTTCCGCTTGCCGTACACCCGTAATGATAGACATCGCGTTTGCTCCCCTCTAGATTGCAAAAGCTTAGGGTGCAAGGGGCGAACAATGCGCGATGATTTACTGCGCCAGATCATTACAGATAAAGTTTCCGGCAATGCTGGGTGGCTTAAGCTGGGCTCAACTGCCGCTCTGGCTTTCTCTATTGGTTTCGCGGCCGCAGCCGGGCTGTTTTCCTATTCCTCACATGGTCTGACTGATGATGACCTTGCAAAGCTAGCGGAGCTGGCAGCCTGTTCTACAGGCGAGCCTGCGTCCTCCCTGTGGTTGCAAGCGCAATCGGACGATACATGGGGTGTCGTTGGCGATCGTTACAAGGTCGCCAAACGCTTCCTAATTGATATCGACATCGACCGCTGCGGTATCAGGGAGACCGCGAACGCTCAGATTGATCAAAGGAAAGTCAGGGCTTTTCCGCCACGCGACCGCTACAACTGAATTTCCATATCTCACTACACGCGAACCAGATGCCTCATCATCGCTGACCGCAACATTGATCAGGCTCTGACTCACTTGCATTTCCGGTGGAAACATCGTGACCATTGTTCCGTCCCGCTGTAGAGCGAGCGACCAGCAGTCTCCGCACTCGCTCTGAAGGTCGACGAGCGCAAACGGCGATGCCACGACGACAAACGTTAGGGATCCAAGCCGCTTCACCAGGGGAACGAACGAAGCTCCGGACGTGCGGCCAACCACTTGTTTTCCGACAACCAGCTCCGAGCCCGTCAAAGCCTCTTTGAAATAGGTCCTGTCGGAAAGATCAAGCGGTGCCACCGGATACTTGTAGCTGTCGTGCAGCAGCTGACCATTGCCCCCAATTACGATGATCGCTCTCGCTCCAGGCACACCGGACGCCAGCCGCTTCAACTCTGTATGCACCAGTCTGTCGTTCTTGACCGACGAAACAATCACCGCGCCCGCGTCGATGGCCTGATCTGCGGCAAACAATATGCGCTCGGCCGCCAGTTGGTTGGTCCTGGCGGAGCGAACCGCTTCGGATATCAGTGCCGGAACCTCGCCCGCGTCCACATCGCTTTGTGCCTGAACGGATCCAACAAGAGACAATAAGACAACAAGAACCGAAATAAACCGAACCACTTAGCTTCCTCCCCCGGAAAGCACCTGCATTAGCAAGCACATCGATTCAGTAGGTAGCAATGCCGGCGTGACTCAACCGTGACGTGAATACGACACTTTAAAAAATTTATAAATCAATAATATGATTGATAAATCAAAATTTGCTCGGCGGGGATAGATGCGTTTTGCTTATATGATCAAGAATATTTTCACTAGAGAGATTTATTCGATTTCTCCTTGCAAAAATCAGCGCTTCATCAAGTTCTTTTTTTGCCAAATCAAGTTTGTCAAATGAATCACTTGTGCCAAAACCAACTGAAGATACTAATTCTTTGTGCATTCTTTGCAGTGACGCATTTTTTATTAATACTTTTTTTTCATCCGGCCCGATGCGCTTGAACCATGAGGCAGCATGATCATCCCCCAGCATCGACGAAAATGTATAGTTGCGGCTGGCATTTTGAAGATGGTTATCGTTCAAGGCAGCACCATTTGTATTTATAATGTAATCAATAATCGAAGAGGCATCATCATAGGCATTTTGCCACCCAGCCATCCACTGAAGTCGGTATTGAGTGTCTAGATTGTGCAGAGCTGTTGCATTTGCCTCTTTCTGGTTTCGAACTTGCTCTTCAGCGGCTTCTCGCGACAACCGCAACTCTTCTCTACTATTCTCGAGTTCTTCTTTTTGTAGGAAAACCGCAACCAAGAACCAAAAAAAGGCCAGCGGAGCTGCAAACCCGGCCAAACTATCACCTATTTCGTTCAATTGTAGGCATGCAACATGCGAAGTCCACCAGCTGATGATTTCTTGACCTCCAGTCACATCATCTTCAAAGCATGAGGCAGTCTGCGAGGCGACGAAAATATAGCCAGCCGTCCAAAGTACTGAGAAAATTCCACCTCCAACCAACAACCATTTACTAGTATTTTTTTTAGGCTTCTCTGTCGTAATTTTAGCTTGTTGCGATACCATTGAAGTTTAACCTTCTAAAAACTTTCTTGCAGAGAAAAACTTCATCTGCACCAGTCGGCTTCGTATTCTGGCGTCCATTTTCTGGCCAGTCCTTCCGAAATCAAGATAGATCCTATGCTTCTGCCATCAGGCAGGATAACCCACACAAGAGGACGATGGCTCTCTGTATTGTCGGAACGACCAGAACTGAACACCTTCACACCTGGCGTAGCCAACAACTCCTCCATCCGCGCCTTCGCCTTTCTGGCGAGTGCCAGTTCTTTAGGACACTTGTTCGTCCAGATCTCAGGAGTATCGTAGCCGGAGACAAACGGTGCACCATCCCCCATATCGCGCATGTTCACACCGTCGCATCGTATGCTGTCTCCGTCGACGGCGACGAGTTGCGCGCACATCAAAACGATGCCTGCCTTCACTAGTTTTCCTCACCTTCGAGTTTCGCATAACGTGCAATATGGATCATTTCTCAGAGGCTAAGATCTATCTAGCGTTTGGTATGCGAGGCAATCATTTTTGAATGGGCAATCTGGTCTATCTTCTCGCTCGAACCAGTGAAACGATAAACAGGTACCTCCTTTGGTTTTGACTTCGCTTGGCCTAATTTCTCTCTCTAAAATATATCCATCGACAAACCCGCAAACCGTCTTTACGGGCTTATCTATGATTTGAGAATTGAGCACACGAAATACCTGCCCTAGAAAGGCGTTGACTGATTTCGCCATTTCTGACAACCAACCAAAAACATCTTCTACAAAACTATTTTTGGATCCTCCCCTAAGTCCTTCATGGGTGTAATCATACTTTTCTGTTTGCCGATTTAGATGCATGGAACCTATGTCCAAATGGACTAAATTGTCCCGAATGCTTTGCAAACCCCAATACCATTCACTTGACTGCAGTAACTTTGTAATTTCAGTAGGAAAAGGCTCACCAAACTCCACACCATCTGAGGCCTTTGCAAACAACTTTCGAGTGCTATCAGAGGGCATGTGCCTCGCCCCCTTATAGACGGCCACAACTACCTTTCTTGCACAGTCCACAGCCGAGTAGAGCTCTAAAATGGTAGACTCTATCAGTGCACTTACTTTCTTGGAATTTTCCGCGGGTGTGTAGCCTTGCGCTTCGAGCTGTTCTTCATCCAGTTGCACCGAGGGCAACAAATCCTGGGCGAGATCCTTGAATATCTTTGCTTTCCGAAAATGAGAGCTTACGCCGAGTACAGCTCTATACTGCCGACTATTGAGGGCGAAGGTAGTACTGTGAAATTCGCGAAAAACATCAACTTGCCCCCAATACTCAGGGGCAAAAACCCTAACTGAGGCTCCCTTTTGCTGCGTCTCAGCACTATTATTCTGCAATTTATTCACACCCGCTTACACAAAAGGAATGACGGACTACGCTGCCGGAGTGCCCACCTTGGCATTGTACCCGATCTTACATCATAGGATCTTTTTCGCGGAAACCAGTCATTTTGACCCAAGTGGGAACTCAACACAAAAAGCACGTTTTTGTTCCCACCTCAATTTCAAGCTGTTTTTGATTTCAAACAGTAATTTCAAATGACGGTTGCCTAGCGTACGACGATCTACCCCGCTTCCGCCAAATGAACTTGCGCTCCACTTTCCGCCTTGTTCCGCATCACCCCACTGATTAACAGCAGAATTCCGCCAAATTTCACCAGATCCCGCCTAATCCCGGTTCTCCCCGTTTTCCGCCATCCGTTCTTGCGCGTTACACGTGATTCCGCGATCGTGCTGTAGCGCGCAACTTCGTTTGGCGATTCGCGCAACTTCATTTGGCATCCAAATTTTTCGGACGCGAAAAGTTGTTCCGCAGATCTAAGCGGATTTCAACGGCTAGAACTTTCTTCAAGCAATTCTAACGCTTCGATGAGCCTAGGGATGTGACATGCCTTAAATAGTTCTAGATCGTGCCCCTTCAGCGATCGATTCAAACTCTTCAAATCTTCTATGTAACCTATCAGTTCCCTCGCGTGCTTGAGGGTAATTTCTACGCGACCGCGATGATGATCGTTTGGGATATTGCCTTCTCTCTCATCTACGATTGCGCGTTCCAGACCGGTAATTTTTGCTTCGCCATAATCAGTAAAGTAGGCAACATCGCCACCTTCATCCGTCCCAGAGCCGAAACGAAAGTGGCGAAACTTGCTGCGTAAAATTTTTAAGATAGCGAGGAATTTTTCATTATTTGTGCGGGCGTTTGCCATCGCCTGTTCAGCGACCAGCATTTTCGTTTGTGTTTGGCTTTCTTCAAGTTGAGCAATCAGAGCAATTCTTTGGTCTTTCAGCTCCGCAGATTGAAGAATTACAGCCAGCACCAGCCATAAGAAGGCAAGTGGCGCAAACGCGCCTGCGAGGAAGTCTCCAAATTCATTTAGGTCCAAACAAGAGAATTCGGGACTTGGACTTGGTACATGGCTTGAGTCGAAGCGGAGCCATAACCCCCAATTTGCTGAACACTCCAATACTTGCGGGACCATTAGCGCGCTGGCAAATGAGAACCAACACAAACTTACGACGATGGCGAAGAACCATAAGAAACTGGTTCCCAGCCTCGATCTTGAAATGACTTGTTTGTGTGCATCAGAGAGTAAATTTGACAAGCTCACCTCTCGCAAGTTCAGCGAACAATATTGCGTGTGCTACAACCTACGAGAGGTGAAAGGAATTTCAAATACGTCCCCTCTCAAATACCGATTAAACCGCCTTTGAAAGCCTCTCACTCGCGATCTCGTAATAGGCCCCTTCCCGCTCACATCCAACAAACCTACGGCCAGCTCTAAGTGCCGCTACACCGGTGGTTGCTGATCCAGCGAACGGATCTAGTACCGTCCCTGCTGGGCAGACCTGGACAAGCGCATCCATCAGAGGCAGCGGCTTTCCTGTGGTGTGAAGTTTGGGACCGGCCGCCACTACGCCGCAGCGAATGACGCCCGGATATGTTGGACCATCCTTGTCGTGCCATGCTCCTTTAGATCCCCAAAGGATAAATTCGGCCTGCTGACGGAACCGCCCTTTGGCCGGCCGGCAGGCTTCCGTCTTGTCCCAGGGGACGCAGCCCCGATAGGTAAAACCGGCTGCCTGGACTGCATCGATCATGACGGACAGTTGCCGCCAGTCGGTGAAGACAATGAAAGGTGAGCCGGGCTTGAGGACACGGTGGGCCTCAGTAAGCCAAAGGGTCGACCAGAGCATATAGGAATGTTGGTCCCGGTTTTCGCCGGAAAACTCCGGATACTTCTTAGGATCATTCACATACTTGCTGTTGGCACTGTCGGCCGTACGGCTGCCAGCGTGCAATCCTCCAGAGCTGTACGGCGGATCGGTAACGAGGGCATCATATTGTTCGGCTGACTGATCATGCAACCAGGTCAGGGCGTCTTGTTGGAAGAGTTGCCAGGACATGTCTTCTCCGGGAATTGGCGCTCTGGGCGTTCGGAGAAGGGCTCTAGTGGCCTCAGGTTATTCAGCGTCCCGCATCGGGGACATTTGACTTCTACGGGGCCAACGATCGCTCGCTCGGCCGACTTCATCAAGAGTTTGCGGCAAGAGCCGCAGCGGATTTCATTCATCGTGAGTGACAACCTTATGGCGACTCGTCCATAAAGCCCGAGCATCGCGCGATGCACCGGGCGCGGTGGTTGTCCTATACTGCCGGGCGGGCTGAAGATTGGCGTTGGAGGCCCGCCGTCCGGACCTAGGTCCGGACCGCCTGTCAGGGTGGTACCACCCATTTTCGAAGCGAGACCTCGCCATGAAAACCTACAAACCAAGCCACACTGAACAAAGCGCCGATGTTCCTCGGGCTAAAGAAGACACGTTTCTTGGTTTGGCGATCGCGTTTGCTGTTTTGACTGGCATTGGCGCTTTTGTTGCGTGGATATACGTCTTCTGGGCACCCAATTGGTTGGTACAGACCGTTCCTGAAGGACAGACGGCTGCGATCAGAGCAAGTGCTATCACGCCATTTCTCGCTGTTGGAGCTGCTGTCGTTACGTTTTTTTCCGTCCTCTGGCGAGGTGCCATAAACAGTCGACAAGCATTTGAAGCTAAGCGGCAGAACGACAGCAAAGAAGAAGCGGAACTTGGATTGATGTTGGAGAAGGCAGCCTCTTTGCTCTCTGAACAGAAAGTTAAGAGTAAGTCGGCTGCGCTTGCGATGCTGGACACCATCGCCACCGCGCCAAATGATAGATACGTTGATCTGGCTCTTGATTATCTGACCGACGAAATTGTTCCTGCCTACGAAAATCATCTTGGTGCGGGTGATCGCAGGATCGACCAAATCGAACGTACGCTTGATCGATGTGCGTCCTTGGCCGCGCCCCGATTGATAGCGCGTACTGTGCGTTTGGGCTTTCAAATAGAAGGTCCGGATGTGTCCGATGAGGATCGTAGACAGCCATTCTCTTTGATCCACACCATCCAGAGCATGGAAATCTGGAACTCCGAAATTAACCTTCGCACGATGGACATTGAGGCACTGAATGATGGGGCAAACAATTGGGTCTTTCAATCGTGCATCCTGTCTCAAAGTCCTGAAAGCTACGGTTACTCCTTGGGAAGGATCGATGCCCGCTTCACGGATTGCTACTTTAAGCAGTGCCGTATTTTGTCCGTGGAGGCGCATCCGCATCTTTGCAGATTTAGCGATTGCGAATTCTCCGGCGCCGTGTTTCAAAGTCCCAAAGTTCTTGGTCTTCTTGATTTTCGTCGCTGTTTTTTTGAACCAGACGACCCTCCCAAATTCGCTAAAGAATCCGGTGTGGAAATAATGCCGTTTCTGGAAGCGAATAAGATTGATATTAAGCCGCTGCAACCTGAGGGGACAGATCTGACGCGGCTTGTAAACCCCTTCACATGGCGGGCCTCCCCTCGACTTTGAGAGCATTAATACGTAGCTCAAAGTCTTCACTCCTTGGTCTCTACTTCCACCATCGTGATCCAACCGCCGCCCTCCGGATCAATCGTATGAGTGACCACGGTTGAGACCCATTTGATGCTTTCGACTGCGGCCCCGAAGCCGATCAGGGTGGCCGGAGCGCCGGCGACAGCAAACGGGTTGCCGCGCATCTCGAAAGAGCCCGAGCCGGTCCATCGGTTTAGGGCAGAGGCCACAGCGCCGGCCGTCTTCTTGGCTTCAGTTTCAGTCGGTGTCAGATGCATGGGCGCATATGCGCCGCCTTTCTTCCCGATGCTCTGGGTTTCCTGCTTCAGCCGGCCCTTTTTCGGGTCGTACCAAGTCGTCTCCGCTTTCTCGTGAGCCGGCCGTTCCTCGATGTCGACATCCCAGCCGTAACATTGCTTCCGATTGATCAGGATCGGCGGCAGATCCTTGCCCGATCCGGATTGCGCCTTGCCGCGCTCCAGGACAAGAAGCTTGCCGGCCTGGGGCTTGACGGTCGCGCCGATCTCGTCGGCCAGCTCGGTGGCAAAGTCGAGCGGGCTTTGGTTCCAGCGGAGCCTGTACGGGATCTTGATGTTCTCGATCGCCGAACTCACCAGCGCGGAGACGCCCGCCTCCTTGGCAAGATCCTTGAAGATCTTTCCGGCCGTTCCAAAACCGCCGTCCGCGTCGTAGTGCTTGGACCCGGTTGCTTTCATCTTGTCGATGAAGTCGGCCGCGCGGCAATAGACCTCCATTGTGTCCCCGTCTTCCGGGCTGCCGCCAAAGGCTGTCCGGCTTACGGTGAAGGTTCCGAACTGCACGGCCGCACCCGGCAGCATGCCGGCGCTGATCGTGTATTTGGTCCCCTTCGGAGGCGGCGAAAATGGCGGTGCGGAAAAGGTCAGAACCGCCTCGTCGCTCTCGTATCCTGCCTGATCCGTGATCGAGACGCGCAACAAGGAACCGCCCCACAAGGGGACAAGATTTGGCGTCTTCGCGCCGGCGACAATGACGAACGGCTTACCGATCATTCCCAAGGCCTCACCGGTGTTTCGTCAGGCGCTTCAGGCGCCTCAGGAACGCTCAGGATGGTGCCGAAGGCAACGTCGCCGGAGGGGTTCTTCATGGTGCCGGAGAGCCGGCGGTTGGCATTGATCAGCGCCTCGGCCGAGCCGCCGCGCTCGCTGCCGTAGAGATCCCGTGCAATACGGTCAATGCGCTCAGCATCCTCGGTAACCGTGTATTTGGTGACTATCTTGGCCATTGCTCAAACCACAAACAGAAGGCCGACTTCGGCGTTGAGGGTCCGGCCCCGGCCGGTGAAGGGATGGAAGCGGTCCTCGTCGATGTAGAGTTCCCGGATCACCACGAGGCCCAGATTGTCGGCGGCAAGGTTCGCCCCAAGCCGCAGATAAAGGACAGGCAATTGGCTAAGGTGCTGCGCCTGCAGCCAGCCGAGAGCATCCATGCCCCCAAAGACGAACGGAAGCGTCAGCACTTCCAGCCGGGCCGACCGTTCGCCAATGCCGGTGAGCTGGTAGTCCATGCCCGTGTAAGTCGGCCGGCCGGGTACTCTGCTTTCGCTGGACAGCGACACGTGCTGCGGGTTCAGCCCTATGACCTTGAGCTGTGCCGCCCCGATGGAAACCAGTGAACTCATGCGAGGTCTCCCGTGTCATGAAGTGACCGTGCGCGCGCACTCCGGATCGCCCGGTTCTGCAATCTTTGTGCTTCTCGGGCCGCTCGCTCCGGGTCGCGCGCCTGGTTGAAGGTGTTGTTGATATTCATCGCCGGCTGCGCGGCGGCCGGCGCGGATTTGAAACTGCGCTCCGCACCTTTCCGCATCGAGACCGGATCGGCGCCGGAAAAGCTCGGGTTTATGGTTGGGGTGGCGGTAAAAGAGAAACGGGCTTTCAATTCGTCCGCCATGGCGCCGGCCTTGGCAGCTTCTGAACTCAAGGCCTCGGCAAACTTCGACCCGGCTTCGCCGCCCGCTTCCTTGAGCGACTGTTTGCCGGGAATAAACCGGTCGAGGCCATCCCAGCCGGGCTTGGGCTTGGGGAAAGGACCGGACGGAACGCCGGGCTGCGCCTGCACGTCAATGC